AAGTTCATCATGTACTTGTATATGTGGTGTAATACCTTCTTCATACAAATCTAACATAGCTTGTTTAGTCATATCTGCCGCAGAACCCTGAATTAATTTATTCAAAGCTTTGTATGTAAATGCTCTTCTGATTCTATCTTCACCATACTTGCCTCTCGCTTCTTCATACGTCATGGGTGCCCTTAGTTCACCAGGAGCAAACCTTGCTTCTTCCCACTTATCAAATCTACAGACTCTACCGGCAATCGTTTGAATCTCACCATCGTTTTGAGCATCTCTCATTGTAGCATCCATCAAACCTTTTACAAAAGGGACACTGTCGTGATAGCTATCAAACAATTTGTCTGCATCTTCTTTGTTTTCCAAATCCAAAGACTGTTGAAGTTTTGCTTTACCCATACCATAAAACAAACCAAGATTAATTGTCTTCGCTTGTTTTCGTTCTATGTTTGCAAGATTAGCAACCATTCTATGGAAATCCATTTTAGGGTCTTTGTTAAATTTAGATACCATTTCTATTACAGACTCAGAATTTTTTAAAATAGGATGTTCTGCTGCGTAGTGTAAAACTAATCTTGGTTCTTGTTGTGAATAGTCAAAACAACCCCAATGACAATCTTGTTCAGGTATAAAAAGACCACGAATTACAGGACCCAATAAATTGTTTCTTGAAGGTATTTGTTGTAAGTTTGGATTAGAATATGAGAAACGCCCGGTTACAGTACCGCCTGCATCTGATCTTAACTGATTTATGTCAGCATGAATACGTCCATTGTGTTCATGTTTTAATATTGTATCTATAAAAGTTGTATGTGCTTTATTTAATTCTCTTGCTTCTGCAATATTTTTTACCACTGGATTTTCATGATTTTCTAGTGTAGCTTTTGTAAATGATGGAGCCTTACTTTTCGCAGTTCTGGAATAAGACAGTCCGAGTTTGTCAAAAACTTTGGCGATCGATCTTGCTGCCCATATTTGTACTTCTACTCCTGTTACTTGTTTCACTTTTGCAAGGCATTGTTCTTCTCTTTTCTCTAATACACGTTTTAGCTGATGAGCTTTATCAACGTCTACTCGAACGCCCTTAAATTTCATATCTACTAACATAGGAAACAATTGTGTTTCTAAATTAAATATTCTTTTTAAGTTCTGTTGTTGTATCTGCAGTGAAAATTTTTTAAATAATTCTAAAGTTAGTTCAGCATCTTTTTCTGCATATCCTCCAACCATTGACGCAGGTAATTTATACATTTCTGATTTTGCATCTATACCAGCTTTATCCGCTGCATCTTGTAAAGCTTTTTCTTCTTTAACTTTACCTAGTTCTAAAAAAGACAATGAATTCAATGAGTAATACAATCTATTTTCATCTAAAACAGCGGCCATCATCATTGTATCTACAATGATTCCATTTATTTTTACTCCATATGATCTTAACCAACATACGTCATACATTGCATTATGAAATATTTTAGGACATGGTAAAGCACAAATATCTTTTACCCATTTCATAACAGCTTCTTTTGCAAAGAAGTTACCTTGTTCATGACCAAAAGAATAATATCCGGACCAACCATCTACTGCAACAGCTACACCAATTATTTCACCATTACCTCTTACAGAACCAGAACCCATCTTTTTAAGATCAGGATCTTTTGTTTCTAAGTCAATAGCTATATATTTATAACTACTTAAATCTTTAAATTCTTCCGGAGAGTTCCACATCTCTTCGTTAAATAAATTTTCCATAGTCTCTTTCTAAAATCATTTCTAAATAATGTATTGCCTTTTTAATATCGTAGTGCTTCCCTTTCCGAGAATGTCTACATATGTATTTAATAGCATTTCCTTCCGCAAAAAGCAATTTGTTTTGATTTATAAACTCAGCCGGCTGAATTTTAAAATCTTGATAATGATTTCCTTGAACCTGTTTGTCCAATGATTTATATGACATATCCTGTGCCCTCCTCTGATTGTAATAAATAAAGTTTTTGTTTAGTTCGTGTAACACCTACAAAAAATAATCTGTGTTCATTATCTGGTGATTTTTGAAACTCACCTTCAATAAAATTACTTTCCCACTCATCCCCACCAAAGTCTGTATACAAAACTACATTATCACATTCTCTTCCTTTTGATCCATGTAGTGTCATTATTTTAATGTCAGCTTCTTTCAATAAATCATGATTATTTTTTATTAAGTGTTTCATAAATTGTTTTGTATCTTCATCAAAGTCAAGATACTCCCAACTACCTTCTACAAGTAATCCATGATTCTCTTTCAATTCCTCTAATGTTACAGAGTTTAAACTATTTAATGTTTTACCACTAGAAAAACCTCTTTTTAAATGACCTAATTTTACTTTCAAGAAAGAGTACATAATCTTAACGTCTTCTGTATCAACACTAGCTCCTTTGTTTAATCGTTCCCAAGTAGAATATGCAGTCATAGAATTTTCATTTAAATACTGATCACCTTTGAATTCATATCTTAATCCTCTCATATAAAAATAATCCCTTGCTTTCGCACAAAGTTTGTTGGTTCTGCCAAGGATCATCCATTTACCTGTCGAAAAATCTATATTTTCCAACGATATTTCATAGTTGACTTCACCCTCCTCGTCTCTCGGTTCCCAATTCTTTTCTCTACGTTTACCAATTCTATCTAATATACTCAAAGCTACTCGATGCACGCTCCTCGGTACTCGTCTCGATTTTATTTGTTCATCGATAGTCCCTTCTAAATTTATAAATGTAGATGCATCTGCACCTTGAAAACCATAAATAGTTTGATCATCGTCTCCGGCAATATATGATCTTGTAGCTAGTTTCTCTAGTTCAAAGAACATATCCCATTGCAATGCATTTAGATCCTGAGCTTCGTCTAAAAACACAATATCATACAAACTATCTTTAGTTTTTATTTTATCCGTATACAAACTAATCATGTCATAAAATTCTATTGTGCCAGTATCTTTTTTATATTGAGTTAAAGCTGCATCTATTTTTTCTGCAACACCAATATCTGCCCAACCTGCCATACCTTTTTGTATTGCAGCTTCATTAATAGATATTTTTTTATTCTTAGCATATTCTCTTGTAATTAGTATTGGATCTTTAAATGAAATTTTACCTGTTACGGGATCATAATTTGAATCAGTTTTTAATCTATTTGCTATTGGCTCATAAAGTTTAAATTGATTCCATTGACTTTTACCCTTCAATAATTTTGAACTTACATCTATATTTAATTGCCTGACACCTAATGAATGCATAGTGCCAATAAATCCAAGCGTTTGTTTTGGAAATAATTCTATAAATCTTTCTGTTGCCTCTTCCGCAGCTGCTCTACTAAAAGTAATATAGCAAATCTTTTTAGGATCTATTTTATTATCTTCTATTTCTTTCACCATGTAATGGTTTAATAATCTGTATGTCTTACCAGTTCCTGGCGGTCCTGGTATTACTGTTCTATTTTTCTTTTCCATGATGGCTCCTGACTTTCATATTCTAATTGTTCTGGTTCTACAGAAACTATTTTTAAAATTTTAAAACAACGAACTGTCTTACCGTTTATTTTTAGATAATCTTCTGTAATATTTAGTAAAGTTTGTAGCTTGTGTACAACAACATGTTTTGGATATCTTTTGTCGGGCCATTTATTTTTTAATAAATGTCTCCAGAAATCTTTCATTTTAAAATAACTATAAGTATCATCACTATACGCAACACCTCTTTGAATATCATTTATGTCTTTACCCCTGACTTTGTTTACAAAATCTTCTATATATTCTTTTAACTGATTATCAACTTTAAGATCTTCTGTAGGCTTAATATCTGCTTCTTGTTTTTCTTCTAAAAGTTTTATTAACATCTTACGCCATATAATTTTTGCCATAGGCATTTGTGGTCTACCTATTTGTTCTAGACAGGCCATAGAGAATTTATCTGGATCATGAAGAACTGCAGTGTCAGTTATAACTGTCTGTCCATCTATGTCACAAAAAAATAATGGTGGATCTGAATTATATTTTCTTATTTGAGATATAGTTTGTACTGGTGCATCTTCATCCCCTACACCAAATTTTTTTGTTATACATAACTTAGAATCACAAAAAGATGCTATAGGTTCATTTTTACATCTATAAAAATATTCTTTGCTTTCCAATGACTCTTGAGTCTTTACAATTTCCTCACCATAAATAGGTGGTTTAAAATATTTTATGTTGTAATGATTCATTTTCTTTTTCCATAAATCACCTTCAGGATATCTTTTCTTTAAATAAACACCTAAATTGTACATGGTTTCGTTTCTAATACCTTCTCCAACACCTTCAGATAAAAGTGTAACTAAACATGGTGGCATTTCATAAAAATCATCTTCTTCTTTTTCTTTTAGTTCTAATTTTTTAAATTCATCTACCGTTAAAACATTTTTATCGTAGTGTTTAAAAAACTCTTTAATGTCTACCATTGCATTACCATCACTATCAAATGCATATCTAACAGTGTTATCTAAGTTGTGGTAAGGTAAGTTTAAAAAACTACCAACATCACCACGTTCGGTATTTATTTTTTCTTGTTTTGGAAATATCTCTGCTTTTGCATGACCAATTGCTGCTGCGTATGTTTTTAATTTATCTCTCATCATGACTGCAGGAACTGGTTCTTTTGTAAATAAAAATAAATGTGCACCACCAGATTTTGATCTAAACACTATTAGTGGTATCTTTTTCTTTTTAAGGTCTTGCACTATTTGTTTGTGATCTAAAGGATATACATCCCAGTCAATACATCCCCAAATACAAGTGTTATCTCTTCTTATTGGAATAATACCTAATGCAGGATCAGTACCATTTAAATGATCTTGCCACATCTTATCCGTAGGTGGTTCTGATATTGTTTTAGATTTGGTAATACTTTTACCTTTACCAGATACCTCACCTGTTTTACGTGTTTCACCGTGGGCTATATCTAAGCCTTCAAATATACTTTTAAATTTTTTTAATACGTCTGTCATATCCTGTCCTAAATATGGGCGCCTCTAGTCTCCCTTCGGCGCCCACTATTCACACTATTTACCGGCGAATGAGTTGTGAAACTTTTTCGCTCTTTCGTAGAGTGATACATTATCAATCATGGCACCTCTTACGACATTGAAGCCATACCATTGGTTTCCTTTACCACTGTTAAGTACAGAAGACAGGACGTATTTATGACTGTAAGTAGCAGGAGTGAAAGGACCATTTTTGCCTTCAAGTGTAATTGAAGCCATCATT